GCGTCCCACTTGCAAAAGCCACACGGATGACAAAAGGGCAAAAGGCGAGTGCTGTCAAACGAAAACGAGCAGCTGGAAATCCGGGCGGTAAACCAACTAATGTTAAAACATTTGTAAAGAAAATATAATGGCCATTAGAAAAACAACAAAAGGACCTGGAGCTAATTACAGACCAACTAAATCTGGAGCTGGAATGACAGCTAAAGGTGTAAAAGCTTATAGAGCAGCAAATCCTGGATCAAAATTAAAAACTGCGGTGACTGGTAAAGTTAAAAAAGGTTCTGCTGCAGCAAAAAGAAGAAAATCCTATTGTGCGAGATCACTTGGACAACTTAAACGATCTTCTGCTAAAACTAGAAATGATCCAAATTCTAGAATTAGACAAGCTAGAAGACGTTGGAAATGCTAGATAGATTTATATACAAAATTTGTGGTGGTATAGACTCATTTTTTCAGAGTCTTGCTGACATAATTACAACAACCAAGAAAGGTAAAAATAAAAATGGACGATCTAATCGTAATAACTAAACTACAAAAAGCCCTAAAAGATTCTTATCACAATATTGGACAACAACTTTTATCTGGAAGTATTGACAATATGGAAAAATATAAGTATATGTTAGGCCAAGCACACGCTTATCAATACACATTACAGGAAATCTCTAACCTGCTAACGACTAAGGAGCAAAATGAAACTAAAAGAGAAAACATCGTCGACCTCAAACCAAGAGGAGACACCAAAAGTTAAACTTGCATTAGAAGAAAAATATAAAGAAGAAAATATAAAGCAAGAAAAAAAAGAAGAGGACGCTTACGAGCGTTTAAAGAAAAAAGAATCAAATAAATTACCTAAGCCAACTGGCTGGAGAATGATAGTTTTACCTTTCAAGATGAAAGAGAAAACTAAAGGTGGTATTTATTTTGGTCAAGATACTTTAGAGAAGCAACAAGTTGCTTCAACATGTGGATTAGTTTTAGCACAAGGTCCATATTGTTATGGTAAAGAAAAATTTCCAGAAGGCCCGTGGTGCAAGACCGGTGATTGGGTTGTCTTTGCACGTTACTCAGGCTCTAGGATTAACATCGATGGTGGTGAAGTAAGAATACTTAATGATGATGAAGTATTGGCAACCATCAATAACCCAGAAGATATAGTTCATCAATATTAACATAGGAGCTACTATGCCAAAAGAAGACGACAAAATGGTTGATATAGATACATCTGGTCCAGGTGCCGAGGTTGAATTACCAGCTGAGGATAAAACATATGAAAACGAAGTAGAGGTATCTAATGAAACTATTAAAAACAGTGTTGAGTCCAATGACTCAGCTGAGAAATCTGATGAGCAGTCTACTGTTCAAGAAGACACAACCACGAATCAAGAACCAGCAAACGAAGAACAAAAGAAAGAATTAGATGATTACTCCGAAGGAGTTAAAAGAAGAATTGCAAAGCTTACTAAAAAAATGCGTGAGGCGGAAAGAAGAGAAGCTGCCGCTTTAGAATACGCACAAAAAACGAAAGCTGAGCAAGAACAACTTAAATATAGATTTTCTAAATTAGATACAGGTTATGTATCTGAAATGGAAAATAGGATTAAGTCATCTATGGAATCTGCTGCATCTAAATTAGCTAAAGCTAGAGAAGATGGTGATATAAAAGCTGAAGTAGCGGCTACAACTGAGATATCAAAACTTGGTTATGAAGAAGCTAGATTAGCTGAAATTAAATCTAAGCAAGAATCCGACAATCGACAAAAAGAGGTTATACAACAACAACCTCAAATTCAACCGGAAGCACAGCAACCCGTCGCTCCAGACCCAAAAGCTCAAAGATGGGCTTCTGAAAACTCATGGTTTGGACAGGATGAGGCTATGACTTACACTGCATTTGGCTTACATAAAAAGCTGACTGAAGAAGAGGGTTATGATCCACAATCTGACGAGTATTATTCTGAAATTAATAAAAGAATAAAGCTTGAGTTTCCAAATAAATTTGGTATAGTTGAGAAACAAACGACTGAGAAGCCTACGCAAGTAGTAGCTTCAGCTTCTAGAAGTAGTAAGCCAAGTCGCAAGATAGTGAAACTCACATCGTCACAAATAGCAATTGCTAAAAAATTAGGTGTGCCACTTGAAGATTATGCTAAACAATTAAGATTAATCACGAAGGAGTAAATGCATATGTCAAACGAAAACGAAAACAACAAAAGAACTTCTCGTGCGAGTCAAACTAGAGTTAAAGAAACTCGAAAAAAAGTTTGGACTCCACCGTCATCTTTAGATGCACCCCCGGCCCCAAATGGGTTCCGACATAGATGGGTAAGAGTCGAGTCTATGGGTTTCCAGGATACTAAAAACATCGCTGGAAGATTAAGATCAGGATACGAACTTGTTCGTTCTGATGAATACCCAGACAGCGATTATCCAATTATAGAGGATGGTAAATACGCGGGAGTGATCGGAGTTGGTGGCCTTGTGCTGACAAGGGTACCGGAAGAGATCGCTGAGTCAAGATCAGAATACTATGCTAAGCAAGGTATTGATCAAGATCAAGCAGTCGAAAACGATCTTATGAAGGAACAGCACCCAAGTATGCCAATCAATGTTGATAGGCAGACTCGTGTAACTTTTGGTGGCTCAAAGAAACGTTAATTTTTTAACAATTTCTAGACCAACAAAATAAATTAAACTAACAATGTATAGGAGTAATATACTATGGCAAATCAAGACAGCGCTTTCGGTTTAAAACCGATAGGCAAAGTTGGTCAGAATGATGACAATAACGGTTTGACGGAATACTCTATCGCTAATAACGACAGTTCAGCGATTTACTTTCAAGATGCAGTTAAAGTAACTGCAACTGGTACAGTAGATGTTGCTGCAGCTGGAGATATTGGGTTAGCTGGTTCTCTAAACGGTGTTTTTTATACTGATCCATCTACATCAAAGCCAAGATGGGCAAACCATTACGCAGGTAGCATAGCTGCAGCGGATACGGTTGCTTTCGTGGCAGACGATCCTTATCAAAGGTTCGAAATACAATGTGACTCTACAGCAAACCAAGCTGATGTTTTCTTAAACGCTGACATCACTTATGCTGCGGGTAACAGTGCAAACTATGTATCTAAATCAGAACTTGCAAAAGGTTCTTTAGATACTGATTCAGCTCAATTAAGAATCCTTGGAGTTAGTAAAGATCCAGAAAACGATGACACTGCAAGTGCCAACGTAAACTTGGTTGTTACTATCAACGAGCATTACTTAAAAGGCTCAACAGGTATATAGGAATAGGAGGATAAATTATGGCTATTTCACGATCACAACTAGTTAAAGAACTAGAGCCAGGTTTGAATGCACTATTCGGCCTGGAATATAAACAATACGAAAACCAACATGAGGCGATCTATGTGAAGGAAACTTCAGATAGAGCTTTTGAAGAAGAAGTAATGTTATCTGGTTTCGCTCAAGCACAAGTTAAACCTGAGGGTTCTGGTGTTACTTTTGACAATGCTCAAGAGACTTTCACTGCAAGATACACTCACGAAACTGTTGCTTTAGCATTTTCAATCACTGAAGAAGCGATTGAAGATAACCTATATGACAGACTTTCTTCTAGATACACTAAAGCTCTAGCAAGATCTATGTCTCAAACAAAACAGGTTAAAGCTGTTAATCCTTTAATTCAAGGATTACCAACTACTAACAATTTTGATTCTGGTGATGGCGTTTCTTTATTTAACGTTGCTCACCCGACAATTGCCGGTAGTTACCAAAACACTTTAACTGTTCAAGCTGACTTAAATGAGGCTTCTCTAGAACAGTCATTAATCGACATTGCTGCGATGACTGATGAAAGAGGTCTTAAGATTGCTGCGAAAGCAGTGAAAATGATCATTCCAAGTGAATTACAATTCACAGCGGAGAGATTAATGAAGTCAATTAACAGAGTTGGTACAGCTGATAATGATATCAATGCTGTCTATTCTATGGGGATGATTCCACAGGGTTATACTGTGAATAATTTCTTAACAGATCCAGACGCATTCTACATTACTACTGATGTACCAAATGGTATGAAGTACTTTGAGAGATCACCTATTTCCACTAAAATGGAAGGTGATTTTGATACTGGAAACATGAAGTACAAAGCTAGAGAAAGATACTCTTTTGGTGTATCTGACCCTAGAGGTATCTTCGGTGTTGAAGGTGCGTAATCAATAATAAACATTAAAAGGGGGCTTTCGGGCCCCCTTTTTTTATGCTAGAAAGACAAACCTATGAAACATAAATATCTTATAAAAATTTTTACTAAAATACTTCAAACTAAATTTGAGATTGAAGTAGAAAAAGAAATAAATACAATAGAAGAGCTACACCCACATATCATTGACTTTCTAGGAAAATCTGATATAGCTTGGGAAAAAAATGATCTGCAGTACAACAGTACTTCAAATGATTTTTATATAACCTATGAGGAGGTTACAGATGGCTCAAGACAACATGGTACTGTTCGCCAAGAAACTGAAACTCGAATCTAAATGGAATGAGTTGTTTCTTGAAAACAAAGGACAAATAACACCAGAAATGTCTGTTCTAGGTGATGAGATAAAAAGAGTAATTAGATCCATCCTTAGAGCACAAGCAGAAGAAGTCCATATTAATCCTAAAGATGGTGAAACTCATCTTTTTGCTGGTTAATTAGGACTTTTACATTGCTGTATAATATCATTATTTTTATAGGGATCGCTTGCACTTCACTAAAATCTGGTATATAAAATCACTACTATACAATTAATTAGAATACTGACGCGTATAGTCGACGGCCTAGAGACAGTATTCTGTAATCTAAGGAGGATATTAAAATGGCAAATACTACTTTTAAAGGACCAGTAACATCATTAAATGGTTTTATTGGTGGACCTAACATAAACGCAAAAGACACTCAACAAGGTGGAAATACTGTTTTTACTACAGTTTCAGCTACTGCAATTTCAGATGGTACTACAACTTTAAATGCAGGCGATAATGAAGGTCTTTTAATTTATGTAAGAGATGGTGCAGCAGGCGCTCCTGTGTATGCTTTTTCCAATGCAACAAATTGGTTAAGACTTGACACATTAGCAAATATTTCTGCAACATAATAATTTTGTGGCTCCTTCGGGAGCCACGTTTTAAGGAGTTTAAAATATGGCAAACGATACAAAAGCATTCTTTGTAGAACAAACAGGTGAATTATTTGCAGGAAGAACTAGATTAAGAGCTGTTATTCTTACAAGTACGAGTTCTTCTCAAAATGGAGTAATTAGGTTAACACCACCAAATAATAATTTAAATACTTTATTCAAAGCAGG